CTGTGACTGTTAAGTTACTTGGAGGAGATGCAGGAGCATTTAATACTGATATTGTTCTTGTAGGCAAAGCAGTTCCATCTTCAATAAACGCATACTTGCCCTCTACATAAGATAAGGCTGTAATTACATAGTTAATATCATCTTGTTCTTCAACTTGAATAACTCTAAATAACTGAGTTTGCAAAGTTGTACTAGATATTAGATAAGGTGAGTTTACATTTGGTGCAGAAGTAAAAGCAGAAGCAGTTGTACCATCAGGTTTTGTAACGCTGTTAACTGTAATAACTGCATCTGTAATATCAGATATTGAACCTACTTCTACTGTTCCATCAGATAAGATCACGCTTATAGTTGGATTATCATTCAATGATGGTAAACCTGTTTGTTCAAGTGCATCAATAGTAATTGTTGTGGTTGTTGCAGATACAACTCGACCACCTCTTCTGGCTCCTGCTCTTACTGGATCGTTTATTTCAATAACAGAACCAGGTCTGACAACAATTCCTGCATCTACTGAAGCTGAAAATGTAACAGTTTCACTTTCATTCTGTTCAGCAAAAAGTATTGCACGGCCCAATCTTGCAGCTTGATTACGAGAAGTACAAGCAAATGCTTTTACCTGTTTGACTATCGTTCCAAGTTTTGATATTGCTGTTGCATCTTCCACTACTTCAAAGTCAACTTCTTTTGAGTCCATGTTGAAGTAACTGACAGAAACAACGCTATGTCTGGTTTTCAAACTGCTACCTGAGTAAGCAAAACCACCTTCACCTACATTTGCTAAATTAAACAGATAGCTTGCTGTTGTTGGCTTGTCTTGAGATATGGTTACAGATCCAGCAGACCATATTGGCATACATCTCATAACACCAGCTAAATCATTTATTGCTGCAAATGCTTCCTTTGGGCTTTGAATATTTACATTACAACTAAATCTAGCCTCTTTTGCACCTGATCCTGTTCCGTCATCTACTTCTTCGTTTGCATATTTACTGGCAGCTACGAAACTAAATAAATCTAAATTACTATCAGTAATGTGATCTCCCAGACCATATCTGGTATTCGTGAGCAGATCGAGTAAGCACATGGCTGGACAATTTGTATATACTGCTGCACCCATACTTCCACCAAATATATAGCCGTCTGGATACACAATTCTGCCAGTTGCATTGTCCACGGTTGGAGTGCCAGAACTAGATGCTCCTGCTCCTGGAATCCTTACTTTTACTCCTCTAATACGATATTTTCTTGTAGGAATACGATTAAACTGTTTACTATCTAAACGAAGAGCAACATAAGCACTGTTGGCATAAGTAGAACTGTTATCTATAACTTCTTGAAGGCTGGTAAATTGAAAAGCATTTACTCTTGCTGCATCTGTACTATCTGCTGTAACTCGAACTACTCTTACATCGACAGGAAAAGCACCAGTGATATTTATTCTATGATCTCTGGCATAAGCATCTGCTGTTCTACCACTAACAGATGTACTGACAACATCTGTAAATCCACCAGAATTATATTGAACCTGTATTTTATATTCGACAGTATCTCCTCGAATATCTCCATCATCTTCAGCTACCTGTATCTGAGGCCAAGTTAAAGTAACAATAATTGCATCTACATCTGTATTAGTAACTTGTCTGGTAACAGGAGCAGAAGTAGTTACAGTAACTCCGACACCAGTAGGTGATCTGCTTTCAGCAGGAATACCACTCATTGCAGTTTGATTTGATGTTCCAAACTTAGATTTAAAGGTTACATCTTGAAAATTAAAATCAGTGTCAGCAGGACTAGCACTTGTGGCTGTTGAATTTAATATTGGAGTGTCATCAAGAAAAACATCTTTTAAACTTGCATTATCATATGCAGTTGTCCCTTTTGTAAGTCCTTCTTTTGATGCACTAGCAAAACCTTCTATTTCGCCTTCAGATATTAAATCTTGAACAGTAGCAAAACTTCTACTATGTAAAGTATCAGGAGCACGATAAGGAGGTGGGGGTGGTTTTGGTGGACCTCCACCAGCACCTTTAATAAGTTTAGTTTCGTCTGTCATGCTTCTACCTGATTAGTGTCAACTGCTGCACTTATTACAACACTTCCTGTAATT